TTTACAAGATACCTAATTCTTTCTCCGAGGTCACCATTACGGCTAACTACGTTTTCACTCACACCACCCACCTCAATGGGGGTTACAAATTCATACCCATTATCTAGTGCTTCTTGAATTCTACCTCCTACGTCTGTAAAGACATGTAAGTGGTATCCTTCAATTTGTTGTCTAACACTTATTTTGGCTTCTGTGCCATTAAAAGTATTGCGTCTTTTACGAGTTCTACCATCTGTAGCAGGAGTAGGAGCTTCTATTGCTGCTTTTCTTTCTTCCAACTTTTCTACTAGACGATCACGTTTTTCAAACTCATTTAGTGCTCTTGGCATATCTATTTCCTTTTAAGTTTATTTTAAATTAAGACCAATCAAAATCAGCTACATACTGTTCACGGGTCATAAGCTTTTGTTTTACAAACCGATCACAAGCTGCTTTTGCTTCAGCAGGAAGATTGTCATAAGATTTAGCACCACTACCGCTTGTGCGGCTTTGTCTACCAGATCCAGACTCTACTCTACTGCTAGGACTTTTCTTTGTACCAAACTTATTGGGAAACTCTTCTGCTAACACTTCATCAAGCTTGTCTAAAAAAGGTTGTCCTTTAAGACTTGGGAATTCTAATCGAATGCTTTCACCTAATCCGTTTGCAACACTTGTCATTCTTCTATCTTCACCAAACCACTTATTATTGTCTAACCAAGTTTGTAACTCAGGTTCAACAGCAGTTGATGGCGTAGATACAGGAACATTGTCTGCGTCTTTAACGGCTTGTTTAGCTTCTATTAGCTCTTCTTTAGCTTGATCTAAGGCATCATCTAGAGCATTAACTTTCTTTCCATCCCCATCACTAATAGCTTGGGCACGGCTTTCTTTAATTTCTTCAATACGTCTTTCGTATTCTTGAGCCTTGCGTTCGTAAGCATCTTTTTGAAACTTCTTAAACTCTTCGGCTGCTTGTTTAAACTCTTGTAATTGTTGCTTAGTACTTTGTAAATCTTTTACAAGGTTTTCGTTATTCTTTCTAAGAATAGGAAGAATCTCACGACCTCGTTTTACAAACGTATCAGCATCAACCCAGTCAGATTCGTTACCACGAAAACGTTCTTTTGGAACCCACCCTTGAGATTCAGCTTCCTGAAAAACTTCTTGGGCTATTTCGTTGTTACTAGTAACATTTGCATCATCACTCATATCTTACTCCTATCTTTGTTTAAGTGTCAACTTAAGTTTTAGCTAAATAAGGATCTACCAAGTCTACATCAGCATCCAAGGTTCCCGTAATGTCTTTGTCGTTAATCATTCTGTATTGAAGCCCATCTTTGCCTAAATACAACAGTCCAGCGTATTTGGCAAATATAATCTTATCCCCAACCTTACACCAAGGTGCAGGTTCATCGGCAAAGCATTGGTCACCCANTGCTATAACAATACCAGTTGTATTGCCCATTTGTTCTCGTGCTTCAGTAGTCTCAGTAGTTAAAATAATTCCACCTTTGGATACTTTTTTAACCTCTTGAGGCTTTACAAGCACTCGCCAACCTACGGGATTAATTCCAGAATCATTGCTCATTTATAACCTCTCTAGTTTCTTTTGACTCGTATAAATCTTCATACTCTATATTAAGGATAATTGCGATTGCTCGGCATCTACCTTTAACTTCCTCGTCTTCATCATAAGAATTGTTAACCAATCCTTCTTTCATCATTTCCCTATCGTTAGCTAACATCTTCATCAGACGTTTAGTAACTGGGTGTTGTTTCCACTCTTCAAAATTACTTGGGCTTACTGCTTCCATTTTCTCTCCTTACTAAAAAACTCTTACTGAGGTAATTGAGGCATCTCCTGTTGTTGAGGCTGTCCCATACCTTGTTGACCACCCATAAGATTACTTACCATGTCATCTCCAGGGGAATCTTTACCGTGTCTCATCATTGTGTCGTACACATTATTCATTGTACTGATTGCAGTTAACAAACCTTCTCTACGTTCTCTTTGTAAACCAATCTGCATATTAATTTCTTGTATACGCATCTTCTCACCTTCAGTAGCAATACCAATCTTAATAGCTTCTGCTTCTGCTTGTAGTTTTTGAATTTGAGCTTGGTTAAGTTCTGCCTCAGACATAAGTTTAAGCAAAGCCATTTTCATTTCTAATTGGTCAGAAGCTTGTTTAGCTTGTATCTTAAGCTGTTCAATTTGTAACTTAGGATTAACTGGTGGAGGTACAGCATTAGGTCCTTTAGGATCTGGCAATACCTTTTCAATATTTGTAATCTTCATAGCTTTAAGGAATGTACGTTCTACCTCATAGCGGTTATACAAACCAGGAGTAGCTGCTACTCTTGAAGCTATTCCCATAGCTTGATTTAATCTTTGAGCATCAGAAGTAATACTTGGATCAGCAGTTGGACACACATCTGTTACAGGTCCATCATAATCACCAGATAAAATAATACCCGCATTTGTAGCGTTAGATACGTAGTGGGTGTTTTCAGAAATAAAGATTTGATTAAGTCTGTACAGTTTACGGAATTCTTGTTTAAGACTACGGTGAGTACGTTTAAAGATACCGTTAAATATCTTCATGCCTTGTTCAGCCATAGTACGGGTAGTTTCAGCAGGAGTATTTTGACCAGGGTTTTGTCCAGTCATAACATCTACAGCACCACCAATACGTTCTCCATAGTTAATCAAAAGATTAAGAAGAGTAAACATAACTTGGGAAGGTTCACGTACTGGTAAAGGAACAATACCTTTTCTTAAATCATCTCCAGTAGTATCTACGTGTTTCCACTCCATTGGGTTAAAGCTGTAATTTCCACCACGAAGTTTAATGCCACGACTTAAGAATCCACCAGCAGTGTTAGCCAAAGTACCAGCATCAACAAGCTGGTTCATAATAGTGTTGATTGATTCGTTAAGTGGTCCAAGTAACACACCAAACCCTAAGTCATAAAAACCACCATCAGGCGATGGAATGAATGGATACTTAGTAAAATATTGTTCAGCTTTAATACTTAAGATTACATTTTTACTATTTTTTTCTACATCTTTTTCGGTGTACCTAGCAACAATCCTAGCAACTTTTTTAGTATCTCTACGCACATAGACAATATAAGGTTCAGCGTAACCGTCATCATCAAGATCAATAAAACGATGCTGTTCAAGAATCTCATAGGGAGTACTTCCATCTGTAGGCTCTGGTGGCATTAAACCTTGAGCTTTATCTTGTAAATTTTGTAAACCTTGTCCCATTGAAAGAACAGAGTCTTGCTGAGGACGACCCTCAGATACTTCTAACCACAATCCACGAGCTACTCGCTCATAGATGTCGTTCTTATTCATTGGTAAGATATGGGTAACCCTAGGAGCACTTTCTAAACTTTTAGTCCAATAATTAACCACTAAATCTTTAGCTAATACATTTTCACTAATATTGTGTTTCTTAATTGGATCGTGATAAGTCTTTTTAAAAGCACAACCAATAATAGGTTGTGTAATTAAAACTTTATCCATCTCTGATTCCCAGTCTTCATCTTCTTCAAAGATCTGGTAGCTCATATGTTGCTCTACTCTTGTAGCTCTCATGCTACGTAGACCATCTTTATCTTCTCCAATTATTCTACACTTAACAGGTAAATCACTGTCAATAAGAACAGGGTAGCTACGTGCGTGATATTGCAGTGCAGCAATAGTAATAAGAGGAAACTTAACGTTACTGGCATTAGCCCAAGGAAAGTTTTTAGTCTCAGCTATTTGAAGAGCTAATTTTAAAGATGCTTCTGTACGTTTTTCCCAAACACTTCTAGACTGCAAGTCGTTATCAAAGTCTTTGACAACTTGCATTCCAATAGTTTTTAAATCTTCTTCACAAAGAAGGGTAGCAATATTAGCCTCATACATGAGGTCGTTAATATCAAATTTGTCTTTTAGGTTCATATATTTTAATACCCACAAACAATAGAACGACCTTGGTCTGCTCCTATATTACTTTCTTGAATAAAAGCCTCGTACTCTTCTTCTTGGATTTCTTTTTCGGTTGGAGCTTCCCACATCTTATCAAGCATCAATCCCAAATAAGCCCAAGCATCAACTTGGTCATCATGCTTGTCTCTAGGAAATCTAAGTAGCTCATCCTCAAAGCCTTGGTACCATTCTGCGTCCTTATCGAACTTACAAGCCCCACTTCTCATACGAGCTTGAATACTTCTAGCACGGGTAAGTTTATCACCGCTTGGTTTTAATAAAACAGTACTGATAAACTCATTGCGCTTAAGCATTGCTTCATTGAGATAGGGTCCTATAGCTTTTTGAATAGTACCTTGTTCCAGTCCAAAGAGTACGGGCTTATATACCTTTTGAATCATTAGTATTGTATCCACAATTTCCAAAGCGTCCATACGCTCTTTGATTACGTGTTTACAATACAGTTTACCTTCGTCATCCATACCACCTACCACAAAAGCTGAGTAGTCTGCCTTTTGAGATTGAGACACAGCCAAATCACAAGTAGCGTA